CCAATTAATTCCTGCACTTATATTATACTCTTTTTTCCCATAGTAGCTTTGGTAAATACCCTCAATAAACACCCCAATATGCTCGTTTAAGTTAGTGCCAACCAGCATGCCAACGTCATATTGTATGTCATCTCCATTATAAGACTTATCTGTCAAACCAACAGAGTATGGAAATGCATTAACCCATATATGAGAATAATAATTGTCATTCCCAAGTAAAATATCCAAACCCACTACAATAGAGGCTTCAGATTGCCATTCTTTTTCTTTGTTATCTTCATTATACATGTTAACAAGATGTGGATAATGATACTGATAAAATTCTTCATCGCTACCTGCTACATAATTACCTTCTGGGTCTTCCCAATAATAATTAATACCTTCATAAAAATAAATCCAATATCCCTCTTCTGTAACAGGGTCTGTTTCAATCCATACATAATAATCATCAATAATTCCATTTTCATTTAAATCATTTAAAGGAACCTGAAAATCTTCATAGCCATAATCCCAAGCCAATTCAAACCAAACCCCTTCATAATCCCATATTGCAGGATGTCCATATACAGGGTGACCTTTAACAGAACCACCAAATGTCATATTAACTTTATTTAAATTTAATCTAAATCTTGCATCATAATCAAAAAACTCTAAATCACGACTTTCTTTATTAATATACTTAAATTTTGTAACAAATGAGTTATTTGACCATTTAATCCAATGTTCTTGGTCTAGGTAGGCATAACCCCTATTTTGTACAGAACTCGCTGAAAAAAGGTATTCTACGCCATTTACAGCACCAATTATAGCTTTATCGCTTAATTCTGTTTCATTTCCTTTATAAAATTTATCTCTTTCTTGGTAATCATATAATGCAATTTTACGTATACCTATATTATATTTATAATCGTCTTTAATATCTTGATTACCATTTATATACGGTGTAGATATATTAGCAGCTCCATAAATAGTCGAATAATCAAAAAAATTACAGAAGAGTAAACTGCAAGACGCAGCCACATATATAATATAATCTTTAAATCTTCCATTCATTAGAATCTACCGCCTTTAGTTTTTTTCTCAACTTCTACAAGTCTTTCTTCAAATGTTTCAATCTTATTAGTAAGATTA